AAGGCGGTTGCCCAATCTAGGCTGCCGCTGATTGTGTTCCATTGTTCTGCAATTGCGACATCTTGCCATTGCATGGCTTGCAATGAAAATGCCAATGGGGAAAGAATAGCCGTGACCGATACGCTGTTGTAAGCGGCACGCCATGTCCAACCTTCTACGAAACCAAGGTATGTGCCGGCGGCCATGTTCAGCGGCAAATCATTTATGCGCAACGGCAAGCCCATGAAAATGTTGATTAAGGCATCCCGGTCAGCATCATCAATTTCTGGATTGGTCAGCTCAAAAGTGATTTGATTGAAATTGGCTTGAGGATACGCTCTGAGCGTTAGGTAAAAAGCTGCCTGATCCCCGGCATCGCTTGCATTTTGAATGGTGGTTGTAATGATTTGGGCTAATTTGCCGTAAAGGCCAATCGATGTTGCATCTGAATCCACAACCTCATTGGCTGAATTGTTGCCGTATTTAATTACAATTTCATTTCGGATGTCACCGGCACGAGTCTGGATTGATAGCGAATCGGCTAAAGCCTGAGCAGCTGAGAGATCGGTGTATCCGTTGGCCGCCAAATAAACCGATCTATGTGTGCTGTCAGCATACGAGATTTGCCCCAATGCGTTTTCGTAAATGTAGCCCAATCCCGATGTGGCTAAAGCTGAAACTAATGAATACACATTGATCGTTGATGAACCGCGATTGGCCAGCTCATAATTGCCTGGTGTATCAATCTCACCCAATCCCGTGTTTTGGGCATCTTGCCATTGCTCCGTTGGATCATAGGTTGCCCATTGCAAAGCTGCCGGCACTTCATTCCACGAGTTGATCAATAGATCAGTCAGAATTGTGAGAATCTGATCCCCATCAAAATCTTTAGCCAAAACGCCTTCGGTCAATGCTTTTGGCAATCGAGACAATGCACCCAATGCCAGAATTGACACCGATTGATTGATCCCAACAACGCCCGATGCAGCAATGCCAATGTCAAATTCTGTAACAGTACCGCCAAAAATGGGCACAAATGTGTTTGTTGAATCTTGCAATTCAATTGTGACAGCATCATTGATCTCAATGTCGATGATGGATTGATCCAGATTGATTAGCTCAAGATTGACATACCCGGCATTCGCTTGCTCATAAATGTTTGTCCGGCCAGATGTGATTGAAAGGTTGGCCAACGCATAATTGGTGTATGTCTCACCGCCAATGATTACGCGCCAAACGGGATTGAAAACACTCATGCTGACACAAAATTCGTTGCGCCGTTTGTGCCGCGATAGGTTGAATTGTTGAGTGCATCTACAACAGCTCTTGAGAAACCTTCCTCATCAATCACGGATGGAGAATTCACATTGATTGTCACATTTGGTGTGTTTGATGCAGCCAAAATTCCAGCAAGCGTGTTTGTATTGACACCAGATGTGCCAAATGCAAATGGCTTGTTAGAAGCCGCCATAACACCGGCTAAGGTAGTTGTTCCGCTGGTAAAATCGTCAAAAGCTCCGGCAACATCGGTCACAACTTTTTTGGTCGTTTCACCAATTTTCATGACGGCCGAACTTAATGTTCCGCTACCACCACCAGTTGTACCGCCTCCACCAGTTGTACCGCCTCCACCTATCCCACCGCCTGTGGTTGTGGTTGCAGCTGGTTTGAAACCAGTTGGCAACGATGAGGCTGGCACGGAAATGCCACCTGTTGAGCTTGAGCCGCTTGATGCACCAATTTTGCCAATGCTTCCAATGTCCGGCCCGGGTTTGATTAAATTGATTCCTCTAATGACGGCGTTGATTCCATCAATGGCTGTGTTAAGAATTCCTTTAAGTGCTCCCAAAACATTTGAAATTAAATTCAAAACTGTGCTTGCTACTGTGCCAGCAACATTAAAAGCTGCTCCAATTACATTGCCAATGATTGGTGCTGCCGCTTTGACCACATCAAAAAAAGCCTGAAATTCATCTTTGTTTTCAACAACTGTGTTTTTAATTTTCTCAAAAGCTGATCTTAAACCTTCAAAAATTGGTTGCACAAAACCTTTGATCGAGTCTGCCAAAGTGGTGAGTGTGCCGCCCATGCCGTCTTTCTTTGAGCCAAAGGCATCGGCAACTTTTTGCACAATCGGAATAACCTTGTCTGAGAACAAAGTGGCCAATTCCAAAACAACAGGCAAAAGAGCTTGTCCAATTGTGGTTTTGGCGTTTTCCAATTGAGCTGTGAGAATTCTTGTGCGGTTGGCTAGACCATCACTTGTGCGCTCAAAATCGCCTTGTGCAGCTGATGTCTGCTTGTAAATCAAAGCTTGAGCCGCCAACACCTTTTGTTGTGGTGTTAAAGCATTTTTGGTTGTGCTGACAATGCCTAATTCCAAAGCGGCTTGGCGCAATGAGGCATCATCCAACAAAACGCCGTATTGGCGCAGCGGTTCAGCTTCGCCACGCAATGCCGATCCAATGGCGTTGATTGCTTGTTCTGGTGATGTGTTATTAAAAGAGGCTAAATCGGATGAAAGCTTTACAAAGTCAATTGAGAATTTGCTCAAATCCTTGCCGCTTAATCCGGCAGACTTTCCAAATGTGGCAAATGTGGCAGCTGCATCCAATGCCTGTTGCTTTGTCTGGCCTAAAGAGGTCGCGGCACCCGATGCAAATTTTTCAATGTCATCAGCTGTGTCACCAAATAAAACGCCAACCTTTGAAATTGTCTCAGACAAATCTGATGCAGCTTTGACGGCATCGACACCAATTTTGATCGCCATTGCACCAGCTGCGGCAGCTACCGCAGCAAAAGCCAACGCCGCTTTCTTGCTGAAATTACCAATTTTGCCGGCAAATCCATCGACATCCTTTGAGCCTACATTGAGGCTCTTTTTGAGTTCATCAACATCAGCAAGGATTGAGAGCTTGAGTGTTCTTGATTGACCGGCCATCACCACTCCTTCAAAATCTTAGTAAATGCATTTTCCCATTGATTGATGATGTATGGCTGCTCGGCACGCAATGTTGGATAGATAAACCATCCTGTTGATCCTCGGCCGTATCTGCCAGACCACACCGGGAATTGCTTGAATTTGTTTGATCCAAATTCGTAACCGCCCCAAAGCTGTTGAGTTGTACCACCACCGCTGAATTTCTGAGATACAAAGCCATAGCTAATCTCTCCGACTTTCGATGACTTGCTCACACGCGATCCTTGTGCAATGCGAATTGCCGCCTTATTTGGGCGGCCACCAGCTGCGGCCGTGACTTTTGATTGCACATAAGTGGCCAAGCCATTTGAAACGCCTTTGGCCTCAGAAACGGCTTGCTCATCCATGGCTTTGAAAGCGCGGATAATGCCGCGCAAATCACTCTTGTTGTAAGTGATGGGTTCAATTGCCATTTTTGATCCTCAGTATCTCAAAAGCGGTTAAAATATCCTCAGCGGTTTGAAACTCTGATCGTGACAATCCTGTATGGATAGCCAATTCCCAAACAATCCGGTTTATGCTTCCGGATTCGTAGCTTTTGGGTTTTCGGTTTCTCCCATACTTATGTCAGCAACAGTTTCGCACCAAACCTCAAAAGGCTTCACAGGCTTTCCGGCCGATTCGCGTTTCATTGCGTGGTACGCCAAAAACATTAAATCGGCAATGCCCAATTTTTCGGCCACTTGCTGAATCGTGTTTCCGGTTTTCTGTTCCCATTTCATCCACTCCGGTGGGAGCGCGGTATAGGTTGCGCTCTCCCCCGTAGCGAATTCGATTGTGATTGCCAGTTTCATGCTCCCGATTTCCTTTCGTTAAGCCAATGTAGGTGTTGTCACACAGGTAAAGCTCATTGAGACAGTCTGTGCATCTGGTGCTGTTCCTCCAGCTGATGGGAAAATTGGCTGAACAGTAAAATTGAAAGTGCTGCCCGGCTCTGTCTCGAGGATTACCGCCAAAGGTGTGTTTGGTGAGTTCTCAGCTTGATTCCAAAGCATTTCGCATAGTGATGAAGCAACGCCCCAGTCAGCCAACATTTCAACAGCAAATGTGCCTTGAGTGTCGGTTGTATAATACGCCTTGCCATCGAGTGTCTGGTATGTGTTGATCGTTGAATCAACAGTAAGGATTGCAGATGTTGCTTGTGCATCAAAAGTATCCCCATCGATGCTGAAGCTCACATTTCTGCCGGTGATGATTGTTGTGGCCATGTTTTCTCCTATTGGTTGTAGTATGTGGATACTTGGAGATCGGCCGTGAGGTACTTACCGGCACCGACTTCCAAAGGTTGAGGTTGATTTACATTGCCGACTTCATAACCATTTGGCATTGCTGCAATGATTGAGATCATCAATGTTTCCAGATTGTCTAAAGCTGCGGCGTTGTTGGCATAACCGACAACACCAGTCACAGTCAGATTGACCTTGACTTTTGTTGTGTTTTTGCCGATTAAAACGCTTTCCAAATAAGGTGCATCAGGAATCAAGCAAATTGATGGGCTGGTCATCGTCTCTGGGATGCCGTTGTACACATTGGCAGCAATGCCTGAAAGTGCTGTTTTCAATGGTGTGCGGATCGCGGATTCGATGCTCATTGACACATCGTTTCGACATCAAGAAACGGCCCAAGTAAACCAATTACTCTGTTGCTTAAGCTGCGGCCGAGCACAAATGGTGACGGCTGAAAATTGTCTGACA